AGCATATACGGCCAGCGGTATTTGCTTCTTGAATTTGACGTGCTGGCTGGAGGACTTGTAATAAGCAAATGCTTCTTTCGGCGGCTTCCAGCTTGCCGATTCGGTTCCTGAAAGAGCGGCGGGATTATCTAGAGACGTTACACATTTATACCACCAGTATTGCTTCATTCCGACCGCTTTACGCTCTAAATGAACGTGTTTGGATACGAGATTACGAACGAATATATCCAACTGCATCGGGTGTTGAGTCATCAAGATAAGCGTATGGCCGTCATGGCGCAATTCGGCCAGTTTCTGGACGTATTCGGGTACACCTTTGGAGGCAGAGCGCACGGGATAGGTGTAATGCGCTTCATCTACAATCAGCACCGCGCCGGTTGGAAGTAGTTCACCGAGCGGGGCAGATTGAATCTGTTCTTCGGTCAGTTGATGCGCTTTAAGCTTTTGGGTATCGAGGCCGTCAATATGACAGAAATACAGCGGCCTATCGACTACCGTTCCATCTTCAAGCGTCATTTTAAACAGGCCGTCTTCGTTGTTTAAAATCATGGCCACCGCGCGCGAGGTTTTGCCGGTACCCATGTTTCCAGTTATCAGGTAAATCATCAGCCACCCCCAGGCATGATAAAGGTCAGTTTATTTAAGGCACGCATTGAAACCCAAAAGGCGAATGCGCCGAACAAATAGTTAAAGCCTAGGCCAAAGCCGCCGATTAAGAGTAGGTTGTAAATATCGGACGGCATGGAGTTTGCGGCATTAACGAAGTATTCCCGAAACTTTTCCAAAGCATAGGCATACCCGGCAAATGAAATAAAAGTCAAACCGGTTGCTATGATGATGCGGACAATTAAAAGCTTCAACAAAATGGCAATTAGCGGTATTAAAGCAACTGGCATTTTTAATCCCTTCTCAATAAACCGAATGTGATAAAGGCAGACATGACAATGAAAACCATCAACACGGCAAAGCGAATGTTTTCCATTAACACACAAAGCGGGTCATAACTGATTTTGTAGTTATAGCCCATCACGTTTAAATCTTTCGGCGCAGGGCATACCCCCGTTGACGGCAATAGGTCAGCGGGCGACCATGTATCATCATTGGTGATATTCGGAATTTTTATATCGTCAAAGAAACCTTCTTCAACGGTGCCCATTTTTTCACAGGCTAGAATGCCGGGATAAAGGTCGCACAAGCCTTTTTGTTCTTCTTGCGGCTTGTCATCCTTTTTGTCGTCGGTTTTGGAGTCGGTTTGGGTATCAGTAGCAGCGTCGGTATCGGTTTTTGCATCCGGCTTTGGCGCTTCGGCGCTGTCTGGTTTTAAGTCAGGACGCGGCGTTGTTGTTTCCTTCACTACCGTTTTACCTTGCGGGTCGGTCGAAAAATCCCATCGGGCTTGTTCTACTTGGCCGGTGTGTGGGTTTGTGTAGGGGTTTGTTTGAGCAACAGTGCCCGGCTCTACTTTTACCTCATCAGACGTGCTTAACCCGGGAATGTTGCCGCTTGCGTCAGCGGTTACATTAACGTAAGGCGTGGGGTTTGCATCCGCACCAGGGCCGACAATTCTGTCAAATTCTGATTGGGTGATAGGCTCAAAATATTCGTCATAGTAAACACCTACACGTCCAGCAAATTTTTGACCACCACCCGGCCCCGTGCTGGTTACACAATAACCATCCCTGATAAACTGTTCAGTTTTCCAAACACCATCAATCCCCGCATGCAGAAAGACGTCATTACTATTTACAAAATCCTTACAAGCAGCATTAAGATCCGTGCCTTCGGGATAAACCTGAGCAGCACCGTCAATAATCGCTTGCCTAGAACAATCGCTAGCAGTAATACAAGGCTTAGCACCTGCCGGCAGGGTTTTGCCGAAAGTGCCTTCATCTTTGTTAAAACGGTAATCTTCTTTTGCTAGAGTTGGTGAAACCATTTCATAGGCCGTATAGGCGAGCAAAGCCCAACCTATCGGATTACTACCGCTAACGGCGGCACGGCCACCGACAACGGCTTTTTCTAGGACGTTTTTTAGGACTGTGGAGCGGGCTACTTTTGATTCTACTGTTGCAACTACTGTTCCCGTTGAGCGGGCACCAGTTACACCAGAGCGAACATGAAGGGATTTATCAAACTCAGCATGATAAGTATGCTCAATACCACCACCTAACGCCTTCCAAGCTTGAACCCCATTCTCATTTATTTTGCCAATAGGATACGAAAGTTTCCCATTAACTACCTTTAAATCTTCACTATAAGCAAAACCACTAAATGTGAGCAAAAGAAGCGGAATAACCCATTTTTTTACACCGGACATTTACCGAACCATCCCCTATAAATAATTCCGAATCATCCGGAAACTTTATTTCTAATATGCCTGTTTTTTCATAGACTTTTATATAAAAATTTGCACAACGAGAAACAGTAAATTCAGTTTTTAAATATCCTGAATCCACAAGAAAACGATAATACGCAAACGCCAAAGGCTTTCCCGGATACTTCTCAGACAACTTTTCTAAATCACATTCAGAAACATAAAAATAGGCATCATCTTTAAACATAAAATCCTTCCTTTCGTTACTGTTTACAAAAGAAAGGAATCATACATTAAACGGTAAAAAAGAAAATACTAAACCCGATAAGCACCACTATTGCCAGCCCAAGAAAAAAGTAAACGTCCATCATTTCAAAAGCCTTTTAATGACTGCAACATAAAACAATGCCGCCATGACACCAAAAACCATCCATCCGATTTCCGCCCCTGAATTGAAATTCTGCATAGGGCTGCATTCGGGTAGATAGGCTTTTACTTCTTCATCGGCGACCTTCCAGACTTTGCCGTTATATTCTGGTTTGATAACACGGCCGTCTGGTCTGATAACGGGTATTACCAAGCTGAAATACAAGTTTTCAGCTTCTTTTTCTGGCAAACATTGGTTTCCAACTTGGTAATACATTTTGCACCTATTAACGCATTACACGTTTCACGATAGCGAACACGAACAGAGCCGCGAATACGCCTACTACCAACCAACCGGCTTCCATGCCGTCAGCTTTTGCGCTTTCGATAGCGGTCTTCGCTTCGTCAGGCAAAGCAGCCATTGCTTGAGTGGACAACAGAGCCAGAGCGGCGGTAGAGATGGCAACTTTGTTGCCGATACGTTTGATCATTTGCATGATGTTTTCCTTTAGTTTGGTTAAAAAAATGCGGGCTAGTGAAGGGGGTAATTCAGGCCACCCGCCGAGCCTGAAACTTGTTTATTTTTCGTCAGTTGTCAGAAAGCTGAAAATGATGAAGTTATCGCCAATTTCTTCTAGTGCTGTTTCTATGGCTTCGTCACGGTCGAAGAAATGGCCTGCTTCATTCACGAAAGGGGTATGACCCACGTCACCAGTTTCTGCCGGATACAAAAAATCGCCGGTGTTTCTGGACTGAACGATATAGACCTTGGCGATAGTCATTTTTAGCCTTTTGCCTTCGGCTGGATGCCGACGATTTTCAGTTTCTGATTTTTACCGGAGGTCACTACTTCCACGTTCAGCACCGCTTCATACGGGAACTGTTTATCTTGGAATTGGGCAAAGTTAGCGGAACCGCCGAAGTCGTATTCTGTGGCCGAGCTACCCAGAGCATTGCCCTGTGTAGCGTCAAGCGGTGTAGCGACTACAACGCGGCAATAGTCAAAGTTTTTGCCTTCGATTTGGCCGGAGAAGCGTTTAACGCCCATGATTTGGCCTTGGATTTGCATTTGCATGATGTTTTCCTTTAAATAAGTTGCCGTATTATCGGGTAACGGCAATTAACCCTTAGAATCGTTGACAATAGGTGTCATACGCCCAATTCAAATAGTCTTCTTCCGCCTTTTTTTCGAAGTAGTCGTTTAACTTGCGTTTTGCTTCGAGCGACATTTCCACCAGCATTCGGGTAGATTCACCGAGCGTTATCCGGTCTTCTAATTCGTCATGTACAGCCGGAGCGCTGTTATATTCGGCTGAATAAACTTCCGGTGACAGGCGTTTTGGCAGTAAGTCATGTGCCGGTTTAAACATAGCCAGAATCTCGCTATCGTTCTTTTCGGGGAACATGGAAATCACCGCATTAATCATGCGGCCGACCTGATTTTTGGCGACTTCTAAGCCGCGTTCAAAGGTCAGTTCTAAATTCTTCCTCACCGCTTCGATGCGAACCGCTTTCTGTTGGAACTGCCG